TACGTAGCCGGATGCTGCTGGTGTTATCCAAGTCGAATTTTTATTCGTCAGTTCACCAGTTGTATGAGGAGTTGGGGCAATATGGCACTGGCGTGATGTTGATTGAAGAAGATTTTAATAATTCCATCAGATTCAGGACGTATACCTGTGGGGAGTATATGCTGGCTGGCGGCTCTGAGTACCAGACGCCGTCGATTTTGTTCCGGCGATTCAGCCTCACCGCCCGACAGGTGGTGGATATTTTCGGGCTGGATAAGGTTACGGTTCGGACAAAAAGCTTGTATGAAAATGGTAAAGCGGAAAGCCGGGTAATGGTAATCCACGCGATTCTGCCGGTGAATGAAGGCCGGTACAAATATGAAAGCGTGTATTACGAATTGGACGGCGGGGACGAGGATAAGATTCTTCGCAAGAGCGGATACGATGGCAAACCCTTCGTTGCGCCACGATGGGATGTCAATGGAACCGACGTATATGGAACCGGCCCAGGATGGCAGTCATTAGGTGACATCAAGCAACTTCAATCGATGGAGCAGAAGAAGCTGAAGGCGTTGGACAAGATGATTGACCCGCCGATGAACGCACCCACCTCGATGAAGGGTGAACGGGTAACGTTGATTCCCGGAACGGTCAACTACGTTGATAGTGTGTCCGGTGGCCAGGGGTTGAGTCCGACGTTTTTGGTGAACCCGAATCTTCAAGCGATCCGTGTCGAAGTGGAGGCGATTGAAGAGCGCATCAAGCGGTTGTTCTATTATGACCTGTTCTTGTCGCTATCTTCGGCGACGAAGCGCATGACGGCTACGGAAGTGCAGCAGCGGTACGAAGAAAAACTGATGATTCTTGGGCCGGTGACAGAGCGGCTGGAACATGAACTCTTGAATCCGGTGATTGACCGGGTGTTTGAAATTATGCTCCGGCAGAAGTTGATACCACCGCCCCCGGAAGCGATTGCCGGAATGACCATGAAGATTGGTTATATCAGCCTTCTGGCCCAAGCGCAGAAGATGGTAGGTTCTGGAGCGATTGAGCAGTTGGCGGGATTCGTTGGTAATTTGGCGGCAGTGAATCCGAGCATACTGGACAAGGTGGATATGGACGAAGCCATTGACCAGTATGGGATGATGCTGGGTGTTCCACCCAAAGTTGTCCGGTCGGACGAAGATGTGGACAAGATTCGGGCTGACAAAGCTGCGCAGATGCAGCAGCAGCAGAATATCGCCAATGCCACGCAAATGGCTCAAGGCGCAAAGGTATTGGCAGATACCAAGACTGGTGAGGGTTCGGCACTGGATATGATCTTGGGGGCGCAATGAGCGATTACAACGAGATTGACGGTGTGCAGTACGAAGAGGACAAGGGGAACCCGTACCCGTCGGCGTTGGAGACAATGGTAAAGCATCGTGATGGAAAGATTGTGTTGCAGGAAATTCTTCGGCGTTGTGGCATTTTGGAGGTTGGACAGGACGACGGTCGGAGAAGTTTAGGTTTGCAATTGTTGCAGGAAATAAAAGCCATCTCTTCCGTGGATGCGGCGGGGATTTTATTCGGTGAAAGGAGAAGGGTATGACCGTACAAGAAACACCCCCGACAGATGCACAAGCGGCTGAAAGCCAAGTGCCGGTAGCGGAAGCTATCGTGTCGGACGGAAAGAAGTCTCTGCTGACGGAAGAGGTCAAGACAGAAGAAAAGCCCGTGGAGGGCGAAAAGAAGGACGGCGACGGCAAAGAGCTGGTGCCGGAGAAGTACGAATTTAAACTTCCGGACGGTGTAACGCTGGACGAAGGTTTAAATTCCAAGTTCCAGGAGTGGGCACGTTCGGCGAATTTAACGCAGGAACAGGCCCAGATGGTTGTGGATATGCACTCCAGTGCGGTCACTGAGAGTAGCAAGGCATCCTTGGAACAGTGGCACAAGACCCGCGACGAATGGCAGAACCAGATTAAAACCGACAAGGAATTTGGCGGTAGCAAGCTGGGGGAGACAATCGACCGGGCGAAAAGAACGCTGGAAAAATTTGGTGATCCTGAATTGTTCAAGATGCTGGACGAGACCGGCCTTGGTGACAATCCGGGAATCCTAAAACTTCTGGCAAGGGTTGACCGCAAGTTCGGGGAGGATTCGTCTGTTGACGGAACCTCGCAAGGTGAAGAGTTGTCTTTGGGAGCGCGTATGTTCCCATCAATGAGAGGAGATAAGTAATGGCTACATTGGCGACAGTGAATCCGACGCTGAAGGATTTGTATTCGCGTATGGATAAGAACGGGAGTGTTGCGGCAATTGTTGAAATCATGCTCAAGCAGAATCCGATTCTGGAAGACATGGTCATGATTGCCTGTAACGATGGTACGAATCACAAGACCACGATTCGTTCCGGTTTGCCAAGTGCAACCTGGTATCAGCTTTATCAGGGTATTCAGGCAAGCAAAAGCACCACGGTGCAGATCAAGGATTCCTGCGGTATGCTGGGAACCTACGCCGAAGTTGCGTCCAAGCTGGTTAAGATGAACAAGGATGCGGCGGGCTTCCGTGCGAGTGAAGACCTGGCTTTTGTTCAGGCCCTGAATAACGAAGTGGCAAGCACTTTGTTCTATGGGAACACCAAGACTGACCCGGAAAAGTTCATGGGCTTGGCCCCACGGTACGCTCTGCTGAGTGCGGAGAATGGCGGGAACATCATCGATGCAGGTGGAACTGGCTCGGATAACACCTCCATGTGGCTGGTTACTTGGGGCGCGAACACTTGCCATGCCATTTACCCTGACACCTTGAACGCTGGGTTGAGCGTCAAGGACTTGGGTGAAACCACCAAGACCCTGTCTGACGGCTCCATGCTGGAAGTCATGCGTACCCGGTACGACTGGGATATCGGTATGACTCTGCGCGATTGGCAGGGTGTTGGTCGTGTTGCCAACATCGATGTGAGCAATCTGGCAACGGCGGGTGAATCCTCATACACCGGTGCGAATTTGGCGAATCTGTTGATTAAGATGTACAACAAGGTTCAACGTTCGTTCAGCAAGGGTTCGCCGGTCATTTATTGTAATGAGACCGTCAAGACCGCGCTTGATTTGATTGCCAGCAACAAGAGCAATATGTTGTTCACGGTGAGCGACAGCATCGACGGCAATCAGGTCACGAAGTTCCGTGGCATCCCGATTCGCGTTTGTGACGCCATTCTGGACACTGAAGCCCGTGTTGTCTGAGTGGTGATTTGCGGGGGTTGGGGCGTGTTGCCCCTCCCCCAAGTTTTAACAAAACAATGAAGGAGAAATAGCAATGATTTTCGATGCGTATAATAAGTTTTCGGACGACCAGGCGGTTACTGCAAGTGCAGCGTCCACCAATATCATTGACCTTGCGGCGGTAGATTCCAAGATTGGCTCAAAGGCGTTGCGAGCGGGTGCGCTTAATCTGTTTGTGCAGATTACCGAAGCTTTCAATAACCTGACCAGTTTGAAGTTTGAACTGCAAAGCTCGGTTGACGAAGCCTTCACCAGCCCGATCGGCCATCATAGCGAAACCCCACTGCTGGCAGCGATTGACGCTGTTGGTGATCGGATTGAGCTTGGCCGTGTTCCGTCCGACGTGGCCCGGTATATCCGGTTGTACTACACCGTGACCGGCACTGCCCCGACCACCGGAAAGATTTTTGCCGCCTTGACCGCCGACGATCAGACCGTCTAAGGAGTAAGGACATGAAATACCTTTGCGTGAAGAAGTGCTACTTCAATGATCGTCTATGGGATGTCGGTGAAGTGATGAACGTAGACGATAACGCAAAGGTTCCGTCGCATTTCGCGCTTGAGGGGGGTTCAGTACAGGCCCCCCAAAAGCCACTGACGGAATCTTTGGGTGCAGTGGTGGATACAGACAAACCAAAAGTGAAAGCACGTCCTGACAATGTCGGGCAAGTGCATGGCGACGAATCCTTTTTGTAAAGGGTGTATATGAATACTTGGACTGCAATTTGGGAATTTCTTAATTCCTCCCTCGGAATTACCGTCTTGGTAACGGCATTTGTGGCGATTATCAACCGGAACAGCAAAGCACAAACACTGTTGCAGAAATATCAAGGCACGATTATCTCGGCCATTAAAACGGCTGAAAAAGCCATCCCTGATGATCTTCCGAATAAAGGTTTGCGT